AACCGCTTTAGGTATGCTCATAGGTATAACAGGTATAACTCTTTATTTTTGGAGCCAACATGACGAACATGACAGAACAATTGAAGAAATCAGGTCTAGCCGTGCCCGCCAACAAGAGGGTCTGGATGTACTTAAAAGACCATCCAAACAAATCAGCTAGAGAAATAGCTTTAGCGTTAAATATTCACCCTGCTCAGTCTTACACAGCTCTAAACGATCTAGCGTCTCGCAGAATGGTGACGAGTTATATTGAGTTAGAAAAACGAGGCGTAGGTAGACGTAGTATCAAAGTCTATCAAGCAGCCGGTGACAGGTTTGAATTGAAACCTATAAGAAGCTTAGTTAAACTTGAAGAGCCTCCAGTGGTGGTTCAACCTGTTAAAAAAGTAGAGATAGACGTTGACGCACTGACGGTAAAAGAAGCTAAAGCATTATACGACAAATTGAAGGAGATATTCGGATGAGTGACACAGTGTTTCCTGAACTGTCTCTTGATAGAAATAAAGTTAAGTGGGAAGAACACTTAGGTGTTCACACCCCATGGGAAAACCACAAAGGTATCTGGTTCAAGCGTGAAGACTACTTTGCGCCTCTCGGCTACGGTGGTCCGAACGGGTCTAAGATGAGGCAGCTTATATGGTACGTAAACAAGTTCAAGACCAACCGTACTCACATAGTGACCGGAGCGAGTATTCAGTCGCCTCAACTGTCGATGTCTGCGATTGTTGGAGCACATTACAACCTAAAAGCTCGTCAAATTGTTTACAGCAAACCCGAGACAGTTCTGAAACACGAAAACCCAAGAATTGCTTACGGGTTCGGTGCGGAGTTTGAATATGCTAACGGACCATATAACCCTATATTGCAGCGTATGGTTCAAGATTTGACTAAGCCAACTTCGTTAGTCGTTGAATACGGTATCACCGTACCGCACGACCGTTACCCTGCAGAGTACGTGCAGAAGTTCCACGAGGTGGGCGCTAATCAGGTTTCTAACATGCCTGATGAGGTGCAGACGCTAATCATGCCAGCAGGTTCTTGCAACTCCCTAACCAGCGTTTTACTTGGTTTAAGCAGGGATAGTAAAAACTTAGAAACTTTGTTCACTATCGGTATCGGACCAGACAAGCGTAGCTGGGTGCGTGAGCGTCTGAAAGTTATGGGTGTTGACATGGAAAAGTTACCATTCAAAATACGTCATCATAGCTTGCACGACACTGGCTTCAGCAAGTACAGCGATAAGTTTAACGGGGAAGAGTTTGACGGTATAAAGTTCCACCCGACGTATGAAGCTAAGATGTGGCGCTGGCTCAAGCAGACCAACTTGTTTGAAAATGAACACGTAGGTTTTTGGATTGTAGGTAGCGCACCTAACTCTAAAGTCATTGAACCGTTTTATACGAGGAAATACGATGCTTGATTATCGTCTACCTGAAAACAGGGCAGAGTATTTTGACGACCTGTACGTCATGAACCTGAAGAACGGTGTCATGCCAGGACTTGTGTACCTCTATATGCCTATGTTGTCTCACCATAACAGTTGGGACGCAGAGCAGGTGTTGTGGTTTGCGTTTTTAAACGGTATGACGCAGAACCCTATAACGTCGTTGCGTCTGTTTGAGCAGATGCCTGAGGTTCCTCCTGCCGGAGCGAAGTTAACTCAGTTTGACTCATGGTTCAATGAGAACTGGGATACGCTGCAGTTTGACACAGACCGCCGGTATCAAAAACGAGACACCATACAAGCGGTCAAAGTCTACGCAGAGCTAGTTAAGCAGTTCGGCTCGCAAAGTAAAATGCTACTCGACAAAGACTACGCTACTTTGTGGGGGATAGTACGTAATCATTATCATTCGTTCGGCAGGTTGTCGTCTTTCAGTTACCTTGAGTATGTCTACCTTAACGGGTTTGGCGCAGACTGCAAAGACCTTCTATTTGAAGACAAGTCAGGTAGTAAGTCACACCGTAACGGTATGTTCTTTCTGTTAGGTCAAGACAGTTTAGTTTGGGATAAACGATTACCTAATGGGCAGGACGGTAATTACACAGACTTTAAAAAGATATGCAGCTGGTTGACTACTCAAGCCGACGAGTATTTAGAAAAGTTTTACACAAAGAGATACCCTCACTGGGGTGTCAGCAAGTTTACCTTTGAATCTAATCTCTGCACATTTAAGAATCATTTCTTCGGTCGTCGGTATCCTGGTGTATACGCTGACATGGCATGGGAGCGTATTGAGTGGGCAGAGTCTCGCGGTGTGAACTGTGACATTTTCAAAGAGATGAGAGCAGCTAAGTTACCTGACTGGTTACGTCAAGAATGCGAAACTGACAAGTTGACACTGAAGCAGAAAGCTGCTATATTTCCTGCGACGGGTTTACCGTACAGAGGGGAACATTTCTTATGAGACATCAATTAGTCAACATTCGCGGCTGTAATGGTTCAGGCAAGACTACGATCGTGCGTAGGTTTTTAGAGAAGCTGCCGAAACGTGCGTTAGGAGGTAAACCAGACCGACCTGTAGGGTATCAGGTGGACGCGAACGATTGGGGTATTCAGGCTCCTGTTTTCATAGTAGGTAGTTATGAAAATACTTGTGGTGGAGCTGACGGAATAAAAACTCAAGAAGAAATAGCAGAGCGTATTGTACAAGCGTTACCTTATGGGCACGTGATTGTGGAAGGTTTGTTGATGTCTAAGTCTAGTGACAAAGGGCACACAGCACCTATCATTAGAGACCATAACGGTATCTTTGCATTTTTAGACACGCCATGGGAAGTATGCCTTGAGAGAGTTTTAGCTCGTCGCCAAGCCGCTGGTAATGATAAAGAATTTGACCCTGAGAAAACGATGCGTATGGCGTACAAACAGTGTCACCGCAGCGCAGAGCTTTTAACTACAGCCGGTGGTTATGACGTGCGTTGGTTAGACTGGCAAGACCCTATAACTGGAGTAGTAGGATACTTTAAAGAGGCTGAAAATGGTTGAGACCTGCCCGTACCCTAGACCGACTGCTGAAAATGTCTGCACGATGGAGTCATTGCTTTATTTCGTGTGGGAAAGAGAAGTCGTAAGGATAGTCAAAGAGCGAGGTGGCGAGAAACCATGGACTAATGATCCTGTATTTGAAAAATACAAGTTCACTAACATACACCGTAGACACGATAGAGTGTCAAAGTGGATCATAAAAGAAATAATCAATTTGAATCTCAAAGACAAAAACCTTTGGTTTTCTTTATTGGTTGCAAGATTAGTTAATTGGCCACCGACTCTTGAGAAGCTTCTATATGAAGATATTATTCCATGTTCCCCAGAGGACTTTGATGGTAAAGCGTTCTCTAAAACGATTGAGAGTTTCAAAAAAGAATCGACAAAAGTTTACGGTGGAGCGTATATGGTTTACCCGACCAAGTTGGATATCGGTAAATGCAAATCGTATTCACTTGCGAAACATATTATTGGCGCTGCTATCGAGGCATCTGGAGAGATATACTTCTCACTATGGAGGAAAGATGAAGGTAAGTCGGTTCAAAGCTTTGTCGATACGTTATCTAAATGCTATGGAATCAGCACGTTTATGGCAGGGCAGGTTGCGGCCGATCTTTCATACGCAAAAGGTCACCTTGACGATGCGGAGGACTTATATACTTTCGCACCTATGGGACCAGGGAGCATGCGAGGGTTAAATTATTTGCAAAATAGAAAACCTTTTGCCGGCTGGCAGCAAGATGATTTCAATCAAATACTGTACGACATAAACAAAAACATAGCAGAAGAGTTACGCATAACTGATTTGACTTTACACGATGTGCAGAACGTGATGTGTGAATACGGTAAGTATTGCCGAGTTGTGTTAAACGAAGGTGTACCAAAAACATTATACAAACCAGAGATGGAGTTCTAAATGGAAATAACTGTACGTAACGTCAATCAAGCTTTCTCTGAAATCTTTTGGAAGCTTAGAGTAGCCAATTTAGAACCTGAACAGACTCGCAACGGACCAGCGTTGGTGTTTCCTGAGCCTGTGACTACAACATATCTACGACCTACAGAGAGGGTATTATTCCATGCCGGACGAGACGCCAATCCTATTTTTCACCTCATGGAAGCGATATGGATGCTTGCAGGACGCAATGATGTTGCATTCTTGGAACAATTCAATCGTACGATCGGGCAGTACAGTGACGACGGAAAAGTGTTTAACGCTGCCTACGGACACCGCTGGCGTAAGCATTTTGGACATGATCAACTCATTGAAGTGATAAACCTGTTACGTAAAAACCCTAAGTCTCGGCAAGCTGTGATTCAGATGTGGGACGATAAAGATTTAACGAAAGATACTAAAGACAAAGCTTGCAACACGCAGGTTGTATTTAGCATTCGCGGAGGTTTCTTTCTTGATATGACTGTGTTTAACAGGTCTAATGATATCTGGTGGGGAGCGTATGGCGCTAACGCCGTGCATTTCAGCGTGCTGCAAGAGTTCGTAGCTACTTCTGTAGGTATGCAGGTTGGTACGTATCGTCAGATTAGCAACAATTTACACTTGTACACAGAACTTTATGACGCTGAAAAATATATAAGCAGTCCGCCGAACTCTAACATATACGACCATTATACTAATTGCCTAGTTAAACCTTTACCGCTTATGTTGGATGGTCATTACCAGAGTTTTTTGTGGGATGCAGAAGAGTTTTGCACGAAGCCGTTTAATGATAAAATTGTTTACCGGCATCCGTTCTTCCAAGGTGTGGCTGTACCTATGGCTACAGTCAGCGCGATGCGTAGAGGTAAAGTTACCGACGGGAGAGGTTACGCCGCAAAGATAAAAGCACCTGATTGGAAAAACGCTACGCTTCAATGGATCAACAACAGAGAAGCTAAAAAGCAATCACAAGCGTAATCTTGATTGGAAAATACAATTGACGCGTGCTACTTTTAACCTATAATTCTTAGCATAACTCATAACTGGAGAACGTATGAAAAACACCCTTGAATTCATTTTAGCTGGCGCTGCTGTAAAACGATACCACACGGTGACTACTCTCATGACTGAGACCGTTGGTCATCATTCCCACGGTGTTGCTTTGCTGTGTATGCTTCTCGATCTTAACCCGAATCGAGGGTTGATACATGCTGCTCTTCTGCACGATTTAGCAGAGCATCAAACTGGCGACATTCCTTCTCCAGCTAAGCATAAATACGGTATCGGTGATCAGGTTAGCCAACTTGAAGAAAAGCTACTCAAGGAGGCCGGTATAGCTATGCCTCAACTTCATCCTGATGACGCAAGAATTTTAAAGTTAGCGGACGTAGCGCAAGGTGCGTTATTCTGCGTGAAAGAAATGTCTTTAGGTAACAGTAACATGAGAAGCATTTTCAATCGGTATATCGCATACGCTGAAGAAATGATGCTTTTCGGACGTGAAAAAGAATTGTTCAATTTGATTAAGGAGATGGCAGATGAGTGCAAATGACAAGCAGGTTGCAGGTTCACATTACCGCTCAAAGATTCAACATTGGGATTTTGTAGTCGCTAATGACCTTGATTATTTCCAAGGTCAAATCACTAAGTATGTCACTCGTTGGAAAAAGAAGAACGGTTTACCTGACCTTTTAAAAGCTCAGCATTTCCTTCAAAAGTACATTGAGATTGTTAGCTCGCCAGGATTAGGTTTACCTGACGATGGCTCTGAACCTACTAGAAATTACGTTAATCAGGACTGATGGCTACATTCGTGTTCGATACTGAGACATTACCGAATCGCACATTATTCTGCGCTAAAAACGTAGATACGGGCGAGTGGTTTGATCTTTGGCAGCATGAGGAAAACTCAGCGGAGAGACTGTTGAAATTTGTTCAGCAGCCTGATGCTACGTTCGTAGGTTTTAACAGCCGCTCGTTTGACAACGTAGTCGTATCTGCTTTTTGTGCCGGACGTACATCGTTGGAAATCAAGCGTATAGCTGACGACTTGATTGTCAATCGTGTTCCGTACTGGCAAGCGATGCGTAAGTTCGGCCTCAGGGACGTGATGTTAGATACTATAGACATTATTGAAGTGGCTCCGTCGTTCGTAGGTTTAAAAGCCTACGGAGCGCGTATGCACATGCCCATACTACAAGACATGCCGATAGCTCATGACGCACACATTACACCCGAGCAGGAGCCTTTGGTGCTTGAGTATTGCCACAATGACGTAGACACAACTCAGGAATTGTTACGTCATCTTGAAAAAGAGATCATGCTACGAGTAGATATGTCAAGGCAGTATAAAACTGACATGCGTAGTAAGTCTGATTCTCAGATGGCTGAACAGGCGTACATAACGTCTATGAAGCTTGAGCGTAGGGACAACGAGGTACCTGATACTATTACGTACATACCTCCGCAGTTTTTGAAGTTCATGGATGCTGAATTACAAGGTTTGTTGGATAAAGTTTCTGTGCATGTTTTTGACATGAATAAAACCACAGGTCACGTTATTCTGCCCGACTTTTTAGGTAAGAATACAATAAAATTTGGTACTGGTCAATATCAACTCGGAGTTGGAGGAATACATAGTGTACACGACAAATCAGTCTGCTACGTCGCTGGTGACGACATCATCTGCGACATCGATGCTGCCTCATTCTACCCCTCGATTATCCTTGAATGTGGTTTTATCCCCGTCTCGCTCGGGAAACCGTTTATCGATGAGTACAGAAATATTTATAACAAACGACTCGAAGCAAAGCGAACCGGAGACAAGGTAATTAACGAAACTTTAAAGATTTCGTTAAATGGCACTTTCGGTAAACTGGCCAGCAAGTACTCAGTTCTTTATTCCCCTGATCTGATGTTAGCGGTAACGCTAACTGGCCAGTTTACACTTTTAATGCTGATTGAATGGTTGGAGAAAGCCGGTGCTGTGACTTTATCTGCTAACACCGACGGCATAGCGATTCGCTATTCGAAATCACAGCATGAGACTATTCAGAAGGTTGTGTCTAGGTTCAGTGAAATATCGCGTTTTGAGTTTGAATTTACGCCATATAGAGCGTTAGCTATGAAAGATGTAAATAACTACATAGCAATCAAACCAGACCGCAGTCTAAAAGTGAAAGGTATATATGCGCCGTTATCGTTGCGGAAGAACCCCACAGCGCAGGTCGCTTCAGATGCAGTCGGACAGTGGCTCGCGGTCGGTACGCCATTTGAGGAGACTATACGCAATGCACCGTTTCAAGATTTTATCTCGGCACGGAATGTTACCGGAGGGGGTCAGCAGTTTGGCGAGTTCCTTGGCAAAGTCGTTCGTTGGTACCAATCTAGCGATGATAAAGTGGATCCTATTAGATACGTTTCCAACGGAAACAAGGTTCCAAAAACGGACGGTGCGAAGGCGTGCATGATATTGAAAGACAAAGCCATACACCCTAAAGATTTAGATTACACATGGTATATCAAAGAAGCGATTAAGATAGCTATAGCTGTGGGTTGCAAGGATTATTTATCAGCGGAGCAGTTAGCTTTGGTTGCTCCTCCCCCAAAACAACCTAGGAAGAAGAAAAATGGAACAGGGTAACGAAAGAACAGTATACGTAGTGCAAGTTGACAACAATAAAGATCTATCGGACGCTAAAAAATATGGGAAGTTACGTGCTGTATTTGCTAATCCTCGTAAGCCTTACGATACTCATCAGTTATTGAATAAGGCTCGTCGGGAACTTAAAGATTGGCAGTCGGGAGATTATCTTTTGATAGTCGGTGATCCTACGCTATGTGCCGTTGCTATGTCGGTGATAACAGAGTTTCACTCTATAATAAACGTGCTAAGCTGGGATAGGAATCAATTTCAATATATTGCTCAGCGTTGGGATTTTGGAATACTCAACAACGATGAGTTTCAGGTTTTATAAGCGCGGACGACAAACCGCCAAACTTCAGAAAGGAGAAACAAAATGTCAGACTGGCAAAAGAGCCTTAGAAAAGGCAAGCAGGAAATACCCCCTCGTATTTGTATCTACGGAGGACACGGTATCGGTAAATCTACGTTGGCAAGTCAGTTTCCTAAACCGATTTTCATTAGCACTGAAGACGGTTTAGATTCTTTAGACGTGGTTAGCTTCCCTAGAGCTAACACGGTTACTGATGTGGTTGAAAGCATTAAAACGCTCATCAAAGAAGATCACGAGTATAAAACAGTTGTAATTGACTCAGTTGATTGGCTGGTTGAACCGTTGATTGTGCAAAACGTAGAAAGCTCTCATGAGGCTAAAGACCTTGCCTACGGCAAAGGTCAAATGTTAGTAGCTGAAGAATTCCGTGAGATTCTGCAAGGTTTGGATGTCTTGCGTACAAAACGTAACATGAATGTAGTGTTGATTGCGCATTCAGCAGTTATCCGTTTTGAAGATCCTCGGACTGAACCTTACGATCGGTACCAACCTAAACTACCTAACCGCTGCAATGCGTTGTTGATGGAATGGGCAGACGTGTTAGCGTTTGCTGCTTTCAAAGTCATCATTCGCAAAGCAGACACCGGCTTTAACAACACAAAGAATCGTGGTGTTACGACTGGCGAGCGACTGTTACATTTCGTTGAGAATCCGGCATATGCTGCAAAGAATCGTTACGCATGCCCTGACGAAGTCGAGATGAACATTGAAAATGTCGCTAAACTTATTCCTATTGCCAACTGAGGAGATTACCATGGCTAAATTTGGTTTTGACGTGTCCGCTGTAGAAGTTTCTGCTCCTATTTCTTACGAGCCTATTCCCGCAGGTCAATATGTTCTGAAAGCTGTTGAAGCTGAAGAAAAAGAAACCGCTAAAAAAGACGGGTCGTTTATCAAAGTGAAGTTTGAAGTCGCTAAAGGTGATTATACTGGTCGTTTGATCTGGCAGAATTTCAATCACAATAACCCTAGCGAAAGAGCGCAGAACATTGGTCGTCAACAGCTTATAGCGTGGGCTGCTGCATGCGGTAAGCCAGACGCTGAAGACACTGACAAGCTGTTGGAAAAGCCGTTCCTAGCTGAAGTGAGTATTGAGGCCGGTACTAACGGTTATTCAGATAGCAACCGTATTAACGGTTTCTTATCTGGCGCCACAGAGGCCGCTCCAAAAGCTGCCCCAAAAGCAGCACCTAAAGCAGCCCCAGCAGCGGCTAAAACAGGTAACCCTTGGGATTAAAGTAATAGTAAGCCCAGCCGGAGGTGGCGCATATAACACCGGCAGTGGGGGCTATGAGTTCCTTTGGATAATACCCATTTTATAGTGACCCCACACCTACATAACAGGAGAACTTATGGTAGCCTTACCACCTCGCCCAGAGCAGGTCGTAATAGATAGAATTTACGAGAGTATAAAACAAGAAAGATCAAATTCTGACTTATACCTTGGTCGTCTCGGTGCATCTTTCATAGGTGAAGATTGCATACGTAAAATTTGGTTTGATTGGCGTGCGTTTACTGTTGAGACTTTTGAAGGTAGGATGCTTAGATTGTTTGAAACTGGTCATCTGCAAGAGACTAGGATAGTCAACGACCTGCGCCGTGCCGGTTTTCAAGTCTGGGACAAAGATGACGACGGTAAACAATTTGAATTTAAAGACGATACAGGGCACTTTGTAACTAAAGTTGACGGTATAATGAAAGGCGTTCCTGATAGCGAGGAAGTTGCGCATCTTTTAGAAGTTAAAACTCACAACAAAGACAGTTTTAATGCTTTAAATAAAAAGCGGGTTCAAGACTCTAAGCCTACACACTATGCTCAGATGCAGTACAGCATGGCGCTCATGGGTTTAAAACGAGCTATGTATGTTGCTTTATGTAAAGACAACGAACAGTTTTACGTAGAACGAGTAAAAGAAGACCGTGCCGAGCAAAAGAAGTTAGCTACGAAGGTGATTAAGCTGGTTGAAGCAAAAATGCGACCTGCCGGTATTAGTGACGATGCTTCATCTTTTGGTTGTAAATTTTGTAACGCAAAAGCTGTCTGTTTGAAACAAGAAGAACCGTTGAGAACATGCCGTTCTTGTGTTAACTCTGTACCTACGCAGAACAGTAGTTGGACATGCGCCAGAGACGAAACAGTGCTAACCTTAGCCCAGCAGAGAGCGGCATGTGAACATTACGAGGCTTTATGATAACAATCGGCATTGACCCAGGACTAGATGGCGCTATAGCATTCCTCTCTGATGGCGCTTTCTTAGCCGTAGAAGACATGCCGGTTATAATCAAAGGTACGGGTACAGTTAAAAGGGAAGTTGATCCTGCAGGGTTAATTCGGCTACTTAGAGAGCATGTTCCAGCTGATGATAAGTGCTCCCTAGCTTTAGAACGTGTAAACGCTATGCCAGGACAAGGTGTATCCAGTGTTTTCAGTCTAGGTGACAGCTTCGGCTGCGCCAGATCAGCTGTAGCAGCGTGTAGTTATGAGATGCACGTGGTAACACCCGTCACTTGGAAAAAGTATTTTAAATTGACAAGCGACAAAGATCTATCGAGAGCGTTAGCCGTAAAGCTGTTTCCTAACGCACCTATCCATCTAAAGAAGCATACCGACAGAGCAGAAGCTCTACTAATGGCACGCTGGTTATATGAGGTGAACTATGCTTAACGTAAAAACCGCAAGAAACGTAGAAACTCGTAAGATGTTTGAGAAGCCTAAAAAGGTTCCTCATGTTACTACAAAAGAGCTCGTAACACGTAGCGAAGAATTGTTCAATAGTGAATACGCTACTGAAGAAATTAATTCAGCCAACCGTGAAAAATGGGTGAAATCTATTATGATCCTAGGTGACCGGTGGCTGTTTGCTAAACCTATACCTAAACCGGAAATGCCGCTTGAAGAAAAAGAACCCCGAACATAGTCGGGGTAAACTCACACACGTGAGGAGAAGATTATTTCTGTTGAGATTCCTCTCGGAGTATATCGTCTTCTATACTTGGTCCAACACTAGGTGATGCGATATCAGTTTCAATGTCAGCTTCTATAGGTTTAGGTGTTTCTTGATCTGACGGTGACGGGAATATTGCACTTGAAGTTCCCGTTACCGTTCCTCTCTCTAAAGCTGAAGCTTTGAGAGCTTTTGGACCGGCTTCAGCTGCATGATTCTCTAAAGCTTTTACAGCTGCTGCGACTTGCCTAGGATCTTTAGCCATCAACATATCTGCTAATTTATCAGCAGTAGCGTCAGTCATTTGCGTTTTACGTAGACCTGTTAAAGCAGTTTTTGTCAAAGAGTTCCAGAAACCGCCGGTAACTGCGTCAGCAATAGCTCCACCTATCTCAGTACCTTCTTCAAGCTTTTTACCCATCTCTGTACGTTTTGCAGTACGAGAGTTTGCTAGAATGTTATTAGCTTGATGGAACAGTTGAGACTCTCGCTCTAAAGCATTTTTAAATACTTTGAATTGTTTCGGGCTGTCAAACAAAGGACGTAATTTATCTTGCATCTCAATACCGCCGATAATACGCTGGGCAGCATTGAAGTTTGTTGAAGGTTTCATAACACGACCGTAAAGATCTCGAGCCACACCTGTACGGAAAGCATGTTTTTCAGCATCACTCATACCTTTTACGAGACTGGCGACTTGTTCGTGATCCATACCGCCAAAATCATCCATGCCTTTACGCATAGCGTCTATGACTTCCATGTCGCCAGCGTAAGAACCTCGAGCTGTTTTATAGTCAGGTACGAGATTGTCAAGTCGGTCAACAAACCCTCTACGCAGCTGTTTTAAAGCAGTAGCCTCTGCCGTTGACATACCTTTAGCGCTTTTGTAACCGGCATCAATGCTAGCGTCAATACCACGCTTAATATAATCTAAAGTGCGAACGTCAGGTAACTGCGTAACCTCAACACCTATAGGGTTTAATTTGTCATCCCTGACAACTTTATATAGGTTTTGCAATTCGTACTTAGACGGATCTTCGCCTCGAACCTTAGCAGCTAAAGCTTCCGCATCTGCGATCTCTTTAGCTTTATCAAAAAAGTTTTTAAACGCTGGTGATTTTAAGACTTCGTTAATGACCGGATCATCGACCGTACCGTATTCATAAGCTTTGTCGTAAAGAGTGTCAGCTTTTTTACGCAAGTCGCTAACCATTCTTTGTTCATCAGCATAATAATCTCCTGGTTTTAAACCTTTTGCAGTTTGACTATACGTACGCTCTCTAATTCCTGCTTTTTGCTCAGTTAAACCTTTTTCAATCTTACGAGCCGCTTTACCGCTACGCTGGGCAACTGCTTCTGCTAAATCAGTAACTGCTTCTCCAGTATTAGCAACTCTAGAAGGCACGTTTAACGCTCTGTCACGCTGCATTATACGTTTAACATCATTTGGAGACATTCCTGAATCAGATAAAGCTTCAGTAAATTTTTCTAAAGCTCTTTTTTCAGCCGCTGCATCGGTCGGACGTATTCTTTCTTTAGCCCAGTTATAAACACCTTTACCAGTTCTCATACCGACGGGTAAAGCTACACCTAAAGTACCACCTATAACACCGCCTGAAACAGCGCCGGAACCACGATTACCTTCTTCAGCAGAGCCAGCACCTGATACTGCGCCTGTAGCAACACCAGTAGCAGCTAATCTAGCAAGCGCATTAAGGGTAGAGCGTTGCATTTGAGCAGCACCGGCAGCTTGTCCACCAGGAATCAGCATAGCAGCCGCCCCAGGAACGAACCCGCCAGCGAACTCGGCAGCTCCGCTAGTATATGGGTTTTCTTTAGAAAACTGACCGTATTCTTTACGTATTTTACTCAGGTTTTGTTCGTAATCACCCTCACCCGACTTAGCACGCAACCATGCCTCGGCCTCATCACCCCAACCCATGCCTAAACCCTGCCCTAACGCTGCTCGGGCAAGGTTTGTGCCGTAGTTCTTAGTAGCCATTAGTCTAATCCTCCCACAGGAGCAGGTGTGGTTTCACGATATAACCCTTGAGTAATCTCATTGAGTCGTTTGTTTTGACGATCACGACTAGATTTCAAAACTTTGAAAGCGTCTTTCATGATAAAAGCACGCTCTTCTTTACTCTTAGACCCTATACCTTGTACGCTTAAAAGTATAGCACGTTCACCCTCTGTTGGGTTGCCTCCGAAAGCAGCTTTTAAACCCGCTAAAACTTGTTTAGTCAACAAGTTTTCTTGTTCTCTAGTAGCCAAAACTTTTGGATCTTTAGAACCTGCTTCTTCAAGAAGTTTACGCTGTGCTTTATCTAAGAAAGAAGCGTCAAACGTGTTCGGATTTAAAGCGTACGCTTTCTTTAAACTTTCCATAGCTGAATCAGCCGCAGCCATAGTGTCTTCTGTCTCAGTTTTCAATTTGAGTTCTGGGGCAGTCAATTTAGCTTGTTGATCTTTAACATTCGCAAACTTCGCTTGCTCTAAACTAAATTTACCTTGTTGGAGCGCCAAGTTAGCTGCTCCTACGGTCATGTTAGCTAAAGCTGCGTTAATAGTTGACATCTGTTTTTCAATGTTAAGATCAGCAATTTTTTCTACACGTTTTTGAAACTCAGGAGTACCAGGAGTTAAACCTTCATCCCTAGCTTGTTTGCCAGCAGTAGACTGCGGTTCGCCTGATTTGACGTATTCTTTCATCATCTCAATCGCTATAGCACGTTTGTCTTTGCTTTGCTCACCAGCTAACGAACGTAAAGAAGCAACCTCATCTTTAGCGGTTTGCATCTTCAATTTCTGACCTTCTATACCTAATTGCAACCCTAAGTTTCTTCTTTGAGATTTACTTGCTCGCTCTTCTTTCTTCAAGTCAGCCATCACATTACCAGCTTTACCGAAACTTTCACTAGCATGTCCGGTTTTAGTCGGTTCACCAAAAGCTGCTGCGAGCCTAAAATACATTTCAGACTTACTAGGTGCCTCGTCACCGCCTTTCATGGCGTTAGTTATCATAGTTTGAAAAGCAGTTGCTTCATCAGAGGCTTTTTTGTTAGCAGCTCTGATTTCTGAAGCGTAGTCTGTGTCTCCGGTAGAATACTTTGCCAACATTGCGCTAAGCATGTCTTGCCTAGAAGGAGCTGGTTCTTCTATAGCTCTGTCGTTAGGTAGCATTGGGATATCTTCTACCGGACTTACCATTTGCGGAGGACGAGGGTAGTTGTCAAAATCTACTTTAGCAGCGCGTATGTCTGTTTGCGTAGGAGAAGGTTCTGTGATTACAGGTCTATCTACGTTCACCATAGAAGCGTCTTCTGTAGGCCTACCTATGAAATCTACACCAGCTAACTCCATACCGTCAAGATCATTTTCACCACCTCTGTAAAAATGAGTTTTAACTTGACCACCATGAGCAAACCCTACAAACTTTTGACCAGGATTAGTTTCGGTGTATTGCTTGATCATACCAAGTGCTCCGGTACCTAAGGGTACAGCCGATGCCGGCACTGTTGTAGGTTTATCAGTGTAATACCCACGAATTCCGTCAACCATTGTCAACGGCTCTCCATTCGGACCATAACCCCAAGAACCGTGAGCATATGTAGGAGAGTTAACAGGTTGTACTTCAGGTTTGCTAAACTGCCCTTGCCCAGTGTAGTACTGAGCTTGGTTGTACATATTGTTATTTGGATTAGACATCGCCCCGTAATAATTATTTACATAATCTTTATACGTGGTTTGATCTTCATTGTATTTGTTTAAAAGATCAGTGTACTTAGGCTGAGCAAAATTATAAGCGGCTAAATCTGACTGGTACGTTTTTGCCGCAGTCGGATAGTTTTTAACAGCAGCGTTATACGCAGCTAAATCTGTTCCGTACTGCGTTTTAGCCTGATTATACGCAGCTAAATCATCTTGATATTTAAGTTTATTCGCAGCTATGACTTCAGGTGTAGCTTGTTCGTAATCGTACAAAGCTGTCTGATATTTAGTATTAAGAACGTCGTAAGCCGCTTTTTGAGCGTCCGTAGCTTTTGCTCCAATAGCTTTAGGAGCTACAGGTTTAACCGGAGCAATATAAGCTTTTGGAGCAACTTGCGTAAAAGCAGCTAAAGGAATTGGTTTAGCAACTTCTGTAGGTGCCGTAGGAGCCTTACCAGGATCTTCAGCGCCAGAATAATTAGCTAACGTAGGAGTACTAATTCCGTACTGTCTCATCAATTGATCAAGTTCGTATCCCATTTTCTATTCCTTAAATGCTTGTCAGAGCTTTACCAGTGTAGTAAGCAGACCCATACCTTCAAACAGCTGCCCAGTCTTCAGCTGCTAATATCGGCCAATACATGTCGCCTTATCAGCAAAACGTCATGGACGTTATGGCTAAACAAGGTGC